TTCGCAGATGTACATGAAGATCGGTCGCGAAGAACCAGTGAAGGTGCCCCGCTTCAACGTGGTGCCGCTCGGGAAGAACCTGTTCGATGTGGTGGAGCGCTCAACCGGCGTTTCCCGCGGTGCGCGCACCGGCCACGACGGCGCCTGCCAATACGCTGATCAGCTCGAGCGCAACGCCGACTTCTTCAGCGCGGCCAAGGCAACGTCACGGCGCTTCGGTTTCCGCATGCTGCGCTGGACGCTCGGCTTTGCAACCATGCTGGTGGTGTTCGCCTACTTCGGTGCGCAGCCATGATCGGCGTGCCTATGCCCAACCCGCGGGACTCGATCATCGAGACCCTGAACCAGCAGGTGGACGCTTTCTTCAGTTCAGGGAAGACCGCCAGGTCATCCCGAACGGCGTTGGTGTAGACGGCCCCTACAACGGGACCACCGCGCACCACGAACGCCTGCGGAAAGAACGCGACAAGCTGGCTCCGGCGGTGCGCGCCGAAGCGGCCAAGGGCGTCGTAGCCAGCGTGGCAGCAAAGAACCTGGGCATGCACATCAAGCGCGTGACGCTGATCGCCCAGGAGAACGGCTTCAGGTTCGCCGACAGCCCATGAAGCGCATCAACAACCAGGTGCGCCAGCGCCTTCGCCAATCTCAATTCAACCTCCCACCCAGCGGCCTGCAGGCCATCCCGGAGAAACAGCCATGTCCACAGCAACAGATACAGCAGAGTTTCTTGAAGAGCTCAACGGTGGCGCCTTCGCCAGCCAAATTGGTCACGCCATCTCCGAAGTAGCCGCGGGGGTTGTTGACCATGGCAAGGCCGGGAAGCTGGTAATCACCCTGGATTTCAGCCAAATCGGCGAATCGCACCAGGTGAAGATCAAGCACAAGCTCGATTACAAGGTGCCGACCAAGCGTGGCACCCGTAGCGAAAACACCAGCCTCGACACGCCCATGCACGTGGGTACTGGCGGCCGCGTGACCCTCTTCGCGGAGAAGCACGACCAACTGTTCAGCCGCGACGACGCGCCGATCCCTAAGCGCACCTGATCCACACCGCTAACCATCCCTCCGCAATCCAAGGAAATAACCGATGTCACTTACCAAAGATGCACTTCAGCTCATCAACGCGAATGCCCTGGACGCCGCCGGCAAGACTCTGGCGACGCTGATCCCGACTGTGGTGCTGTCGGAAGATGCGAAAGTAGTCGATCTGGAACGCTTCCAGGCCGGGCGCAGCCGCTTCCGTGGCACCTACAGCACTCACTCGCTCGCTGACTTCGGTGCCTATGTTGTTGAGCGCGCAGAACCAGGCGCGCGTGGCTTCATCGACCAAGATGCAATGAGCTGTGTCCTGCTGTTCAACCTGGGCACCACCGGCGAACCCGGCCACGCCGATGACCGCGCCGTCCTCAAGCTGAAGCCGACTGCAGGCTACACCGCCGCCCAGCAAATCGGCGGGCGCGGCATCAGCCAGAAAGACCTGAGCGACTGGATCGAAGACTGGCACCAGTACCTCACTCCGGTTGATGAGGAAGGTAAGGCCATCCCCGTGGCCAAGGCCATTGCCGCCGTGCGCACTATCACCATCAAGGCGTCGAGCGAATCGGAAACCACCGTGGGCGAGACCAGCGCCAGCCGCAGCGCGATGGATCAAATCGAGGCCCGCAGCAAAGAAACCCTGCCGGTTTCCCTGCAATTTAGCACCGTCCCGTTCGAGGGACTGACCGAGCAATTGATCACTCTTCGCCTGTCGGTAATCACCAGCGGCTCGCAGCCAGTGCTCAAGCTACGTTGGGTTGGCGAAGAGGTCCAGCGAGAAGACATCGCCCAGGAATTCAAGGCCGTTCTGCAAAAACAAATCGGTGAATCCGCCGCGCTTTCGCTGGGTGCATTTGATCCAAAGTAAAAAGCCATCAAGTTAAAACCAAGGCGCCTCCTGGCGCCTTTCTCTTGTCCAGAGGAATGTGCCATGCCCATACAGAAGAAGCACCCCTTCGATTTCAAAACCCAATACGGACTCGGCTTCAACCCTCAGGACGATGAGATCGTTGTCGACTTCTTCTGTGGTGGTGGCGGCGCCGGCACGGGCCTGGAAATGGGCCTGGGCCGCGCGGTGAACGTCGCGAAGAACCACAGCCCTCAGGCGATCAGCATGCACACCGTAAATCACCCAGGCGCCAAGCACTTCACCACCGACGTGTTCGAGGGTGACCCGGACACCGAATGCGGCGGCAAGGCCGTGGGCTGGTTCCACATGTCGCCGGACTGCACGCATCACAGCCAGGCAGCCGGGGGCCAACCGCGCAAGCGCGAGATCCGTAACCTGTCGTGGATCGGGCTCAAGTGGGCAGGCATGAAGCGGCCCCGGGTGATCAGCCTGGAGAACGTGAAACAGATCCTGCAGTGGGGCCGACTTATCGCCAAGCGCGACAAGGCCACCGGCCGCGTGGTGAAACTCGGCGGCGACGTTGCTGCACCTGGCGAGGTCGTGCCGGTGGGCCAGCAGTTCCTTATTCCCGATCCAAAGCAGCGCGGCCGGACCTGGCGCCGTTTCGTAGCCCTGCTGGAAGGCATGGGCTATGTCGTTGAGTGGAAGGTGATCAAGGCGTGCGACTTCGGCGCGCCCACCAGCCGGGAGCGGCTGTTCATGATCGCCCGGTGCGACGGGCAGCCGATCGTTTGGCCGGAGCCGACCCACGCCAAGAACCCCACCAAGGGCCAGCAAAAGTGGAAGACAGCCGCTGACTGCATCGACTTCACTGACCTGGGTAAAAGCATCTTCGGTCGCAAAAAGGACCTGGCCCCGGCCACACTGCGCCGCGTTGCCAAGGGGATGAAGAAGTTCGTCATCGACAGCGCGTCACCGTTCATTGTGCCGATTGCCAACTGGTCCGGCGAGGCAGTGCAGTCAGCCGATGAACCGCTGCGCACAATCACCTCCTACCCAAAGGGCGGTGCCTTCTCGGTGGTCAGCCCAATCATCGCACCGGCAACGCACCAGGGCAGCGACAGAATAAATGACCCGCTCGACCCGCTGCCGACAGTGACCTGCGCGAATCGCGGCGAACTGACGTTGATCAGTCCATTGATGGTTGGGGCCGGTGGCCCGGAGTACTCAGGAAAGCCGGTGGGCATGGACCAGCCGGTGGGCACGCTGATGACACAGAACCACCGGGCGCTGGCTTCCGCCTGCATCGTCCAGGCCGGTCACGGGGAAGGTTCTGGCGCAAACAAGCGCCGCTCCCATGGGGTAAACGACATCTGCGGGCCAATCGGCACCGTAACTGCCAGCGGCGGCGGCCAATCCGTAAGCACGGCGGTGATGATCCAGGCCAACGGCGGATTCAACACCACCCACGCCAAGGATATTCGCGACCCTATGACGACGGTGACGAATACCGGCAGCCAGCAACAGCTGGTGACGGCCACTCTGGTGACCAATACCACCGGCCACGCACCAACTGACCTTGACTGCCCCGTGCCCACCGTGACAACAGGTCAACACCACGCACTGACCACCGCCCACCTGGTGCACCTGCGCGGCAACTGCGATGCACGGGACTTGAACGACCCGCTGCACACCGTCAGCGCCGGCGGCCAGCACCACGGACTGGTCAGCGCATTCATGGAGCGTGCATTCGGCGGGAGTGTTGGCCAGGGCCTGGACGATCCGGCACCGACCATCACCGCCGGTGGCGGCGGCAAGAGTTCCTTGGTGTCGCTCACCCTATCACCGGAACACGAAGCCGGTGCCCTGCGGGTCGCTGCTTTCCTGATCAGCTACTACGGCACCGAGAACATCAGCGCTTGCGATGCGCCGGCACCAACCATCACCACCAAGGACCGCCTGGCGATGGTCACAGTCATGGTGAAGGGCGCGCCCTATGTGATCGTCGACATCTGCCTGCGGATGCTCAAGCCGTCCGAGCTGTACAAGGCCCAGGGCTTCCCGGCCGACTACATCATCAGCCACGGTGCCGACGGCAAGCCGTTCACCAAAACCCAACAGGTGCACATGTGCGGTAACAGCGTCAGCCCGCCGCCGATGGCAGCGCTGGCACGCGCCAATGATCCCTGGCGCATTGAGCAACGCCAAGCGGTCGCGGCGTAAATCAGAGCCATGGCACAGCCGCCATCCACCCGGCCAGGCGCAGCAAAATCTGGCTCAGTACCTCAATCAAGACTTGATACATAAGTTCAGCGATGAGTTGTTTCATGCGGTAGCGCTCCGGCTTGATTTGAGACTCAAGCCTGGCGTCAAGACCATCTATAGCCGCGCTTTATAGGGAATTTCGCTCCCTTCTTCCCAACTCCACCGCCCGGGCATGGCCCGGCAAGGAAATCCGTGTGTCAGCCAAACAGAAAATACCGGTCGTCTATGTGGCTGGGCCCTACCGCGCCGCAACCCGAGAACTGATCGCCGAGAACATTGCTGTGGCCAGGTCCGTCGCTGTCGCCACCGCCCGACTTGGCTGGTTCCCGCTCTGCCCTCACACCAACACCGCACACTTCGATGACGACCTGCCGGGGCAAGACCAGTTCTTCCTCGACGGCACTCTGGCGCTGATGGAGCGATGTGACGCCGTTGTCCTGATCAATGGCTGGCGATACAGCGCCGGAACCCTGGGCGAGGTGCACCGGGCGCGCGAGTTGGGAATGCCGATCTTCGCCTGCCTGGAAGATTTGCCAACCGCCGAAGAATTCGCCGGCATGACGGCTGTGAATGCCCATGATCTGGTAACGAGGGAGGCTGTATGAGCAATCGAAGAGAAGGCGGCCATTGCACCACTCACAAGAGAAACCATCAGGATGGATGCCTGGATTGTTCCATTGCCCGTGAAGAGGCCCTGCAACAGCGCCTGACCGCAGCGGATGAGCGAATTTGTCAGTTGACCAAGCCGCAGGGCGTGCAGGTGGCCTGCATGCCAGTTGAGCGCTGCTACGACGTCCGGGCGAAGATGATCATCGCCTTCAACGAGGCCAAGAAGGCCGGCGGTGATTTGGATGACGCGCTCGACGCCGCATACAAGTCAGCCCTGCGCTATTCGCCAAGCCCGCTGTCGGCCGAGCAGCCCGCGCCGGTAGCGGTGAATAGCCAGGCTATAACCGACCTGCGCCATATTTTCGATTCGAACAAGGGGGCTGACGGAACCTTGGTGATCAGCAAGAAGCTCGCTGCAGAAATCCTCAACCCCTCTCTGTAACCCCTCCCCCTTCAAAGTCAGCCGCTATAGCGGCAAGGACGAGTGTTGCCGTGAGCATCATCGACGACGTTATGACCGATAAGATCACCCTGCACGGCCTGGGCTTTGTGCAGATCCAGCTGGAAGGTAATCAGCGCCTGCACGTCTGGCATCCTGAATTGCCGCGCCGGTCCTGCTTTGAGCACTCGGCGATTCACAATCATCGCTTTGACTTCGACTCCCTGGTGCTGGTGGGAACGCAGGTCAATGTCGAGTTCGCCGATCTTCCACCCGCCGCCGCGTGCTTCACACGGCCAACACATGAGCTTTACATCCATGAGGGCGCCCGAAGCCCGCGTGGCGGTCGGCCATGGGTTCCAAACGGAACTGTAGAGATGGTGGAGACATACCGGAACGCAGTTGAAGCCGGCTCGACGTACCGGATGAAAGCCTACGACTTTCATAAAACCGAGCCGGGCGGCGATGGCAGGGTGGCAACGATCCTTAAAAAGGGGTGGGAAGGCCAGCAAGGTGCGCAGTCGAGTTGCGTAATCGGCATTGAGCCGGATGGCGACTTCGACCGATATCAGTGGTCACCGGCCCAGCTCTGGGAAATTGTCGCCGACGTGATGCTCGGCCAGCGGGTGACGCCATGAGCCGGAGCGGATATTGCGATGACGGCGAAAACACCTGGGCTTTGGTTTGCTGGAGAGGCGCCGTGAACTCGGCGCTGCGGGGCAAGCGCGGCCAGGCCTTCCTGATAGAACTGGCGGAAGCGATGGACGCAATGCCGGTTAAGCGCCTTGTAACCGAAGAGCTCCAGGCGGAAGGCGAATTCTGCACGCTTGGGGTTGTTGGCAATGCGCGCAACCTGGATATGTCGGTGATTGATCCAGATGACACGCAGGCTGTCGCGGACAAGTTTGGGTTGGCCGAGGCTATGGTCAGGGAAATCGTCTGGGAGAACGACGAACACCCAGGCGTTTACGGGCTCATGGCCGATGGAACCACCAGATGGCGACCTGAAACGCCGGAAGAGCGCTGGATCAGGATGCGCGAATGGGTCGAAGCGCAAATCAAACGGGTGACGCCATGATCGCCACCCTCTGGTTCGCCTACGTCTTCATCTACAAGGGGCCGAGGCCATGAAACAGCATCGCGTTTTGATCGGCGACTGCATTGAGTCGATGCGGACGCTACAGGACCAGTCGGTAAATACCTGTGTCACGTCACCGCCCTACTACGGGCTACGGGACTACGGCATGGACGGCCAGATCGGCCTGGAGGAAACACCCGCAGAATTTATCGAGCGCCTGGTTGAAGTGTTCCGCGAAGTGCGCCGGGTTCTGCGCAATGACGGGACAGTTTGGGTGAACATGGGCGACACATACGCATCAATCGCAGGCGGATACGCCCCTGGTGGTTCAGCAGGTAAGCACGACATGGTTTCTCAGGCTACGCGCGGCGCGGTACTGCGTGGCACGCGACGATCACCGCCCGTAGGGCTCAAACAGAAAGACTTGATGGGTATCCCCTGGCGCCTCGCATTCGCCCTTCAAGATGATGGTTGGTACCTGCGCCAGGACATCATTTGGCACAAGCCGAATCCCATGCCTGAGTCCACCAGGGACCGGTGCACAAAATCGCACGAGTACCTGTTTCTCTTGAGCAAGTCACCGCGCTATTACTATGATCAAGATGCGATCAGGGAGCCTGTAGCGCTGAGTTCGATCACACGAATGGCTCAGGATCTCGAGCAACAGCGCGGCAGTGATCGAGTGCCCGGAAAGTCAAACGGCCCAATGAAAGCGGTGCGCAGCAAGCGGGATAGTTTCAAGCGCGATGATTCAAAGCGAGAGCAACCTATCCCAGGGCAGTCACTGGGAACGCACCGGCCAGAGCGCGAGGAAAGTGCGTGGCCCTTGGACACTCGTAACAAGCGCAGTGTGTGGACGGTGCCGACGCAAGGTTTCAAGGGGGCGCACTTCGCGACCTTCCCTCCGGACCTGATTAGACCTTGCATCCTGGCCGGCGCGCCACTCGGCGGCATCGTGCTTGACCCTTTCGGCGGTGCCGGTACTACGGCGGTGGTCGCAATGCAGGAAGGGCGCAAATCGATCCTGTGCGAACTGAACCCGGAATATGCCGCAATGGCTGAGCGCCGGATCGCGTCGGCGTGGCTCGACGGCGCGGCGCAGATGGATGTCTTCCGCGACACAGTGCAACACCCAGCAGCCTAACCCCAATCCCCCTACATGCCTGCCGGTGAGCGGCAGGCCACCTCATGCTGCTAAGTAAGGAAAGGAGCACCCAATGAAAAGAGAGTTGATCAAGATCAGTGAGTTCCAGCGCCGGCGGTGGGGCGAGAATGGGACGCCTCAGTGCCCCCAAGCTATCCGCAACCACATTCGGAACGGCGCAGTGCCCGGCGAGCAGATCGGGAAACTCTGGTACGTTGATTGGACCGCATTCACCCGCTCGGACGGCAACGACCTGGTGGCGATGGTATTGAAAGGAGCTGCATGATGGTCCCTCGGCCGCGCAACAAAGCGAACAAGAACCTCCCGCAGAATCTGTACTTCGATGCGCGCCGGTCGACTTATCGCTATCGCCGGCCGACCGATGGGAAGTGGTTCCAGTTCGGCGGCGATCGCATCAAGGCAATCGACGCTGCCAAACAACTAAACCTGGAGTTCATGCGTGGCGCCGACCTGGTCGGCGCCGTACTCTCCGCCTCGTCGGAGTCATTTGCCACGTTCCTTGACACCTACGAGCGCGACGTACTGCCCCCTCGCGAACTGGCAAAAGGGACCTTGGGCCTTTATGCCGTGCACTTCCGCCGCTTCCGGAAGCAGTTCGAAGGCAAAGCGGTTGACCAGATCACGATCCGCATGATCGCAGAGATGCTGGACGCCATCACCCCACGTTCGGCAAACCAGTCCCGGGCTCTGTTGATCGACATTTTCAACCACGCAGCAGCCAAAGGCTTGTGCCCGGACAACCCCGCAGCCAGCACCATCAATCGGATCGAGAAGAAACAGCGCAAACGGCACACCGTCGAGGGACTGAAAGCGATCAGGGAGAAGTCGCCGGCGTGGCTACAGAATGCAATCGACCTGGCACTGATCACCGCCCAGCGCCGCACAGACATCTTGGACATGCGCTTTGATGGGGTCCGGGAAGGTTTCCTGTATGTCGTGCAGAAGAAGACGGCCAAGGCAACAGATGCGGCCTGGATTCGGTTCAGGGTCACGCCTGAGTTGCAGGCGGTAATCAGCCGGTGCCGCGATGATGTAGTTTCGCCGTACCTGGTGCACCGCAAGCCGGATCGGCTCAAACAGAAGCAGGCACAGACAAAGGACCACTGGACGAAGATTGAGGAACGGTATTTGACGCGAGCATTCAAGGAGGCCAGGGAGGCGGCGAAGTGCTACGCGGGCTGGAAGGAAGAAGAGATGCCGGGCTTCCACGAGGTACGAGCGCTGTCGCTGCACCTGTACAAGAAAGCCGGCAAGGATGGGCAGAAGATTGCAGGTCATGCGAGCGAGGGCATGACCAAGAACTACCAGCGGGACCATGAGGAAATCATCTGGTCCGAGGCGATTCCGGACCTGAATATCAGCGAAATCACCGGGTAGTTTTGCGCCAGTTTTGCGCGGGTTTTGCGCAGACACAAAAAAGCCGATC